GTATACGGAACATTTCGAGGACGCATCGATATGCGAGAGCAACCCGTTCGGGCATGTTCTCGATGACGATAATTTTTGCAGAAAAGCGAGAGAATACGGTTACACACCCACGTGTGACTGCGATTATTCCAGGTTTATCGGTCATCAGGGTAGTGTAATCAAAATGCTCGATGGTGATCTCGGTCCTGGTGGCGTGATTGACTTAGAAAAACTTAGTGAAAGGGCGGGCGCATGACGACACTTCAATTTTCCACGACAATGCGCGGCAACATGATGAACCAGCTTCAGACTGTCGCTGGTACAACAGCCGTATTGAACATCTATAGTGGTGCATTGCCCACCAATTGCGCATCAGCTAGTGCAGGGACGATATTGGCCTCTATCAGCCTCCCGTCCGCCTTCATGGCGTCAGCGAGCGGCGGGTCTGCTCAAATGACGGGGACGTGGTCAGACGCCAGCGCCGATGCGGCCGGAACCGCCGTTCATTTCAGGATTTTCACGAATGCAACCGCCGCGACGTGCGTCACACAAGGGGATTGCGGAACCACCGCCGCAGCGCTAATCCTGGATAGTGTAGACTTCACAGCAGGTCAGTCATTTTCAATTACCACGTTTACATTGACGGCCGGTAACCCCTGATGACGTACGCTTTTAATCCGAGTGCGGCCGATATTACGCTAAATGCCTTTGGCATGTTGCAAATACGGCGGCACGAGCTGTCAACACAACACCTGGAGGATGCGGCGCTACAGGCCAACATGCTCATGGTCGACATCAGCAACCGCAATCCTCATCGCTGGACCTTACAGGCCGCGACGGTGACGCTCGTAGCTGGCACGGCGGCTTATACGCTCAGCCCGCAAGTGCTGGCGGTTCCTGTCGTCACCCTCACGACTGGCACGGGTGGGAGCGCCCGTGACAGGACGTTGAGCCCGCTCAGCGCCGCTGACTACGCCATGCAGCCCAACAAGACTCACAGCGCACCGCCGACAAGCTATTGGTTCAGCCTGACGAGCGTTCCCACGGTTACCGTCTGGCCAGTTCCGGGCGCCGCCAGCGCCGGGCCCGTGCTCAACCTGCAAACGTTCAGACAGGTGGGCGACGTGGACCTGACGAACGGCGCGACGCTTGATGCGCCCTATCGGTTCCTGGACGCCATCACAACAGGACTTGCGGCGCGCCTGGCTCAGTTCTATCGTCCAGAGACAGAGGACAAACTCAACGCCCGATATGAACAGCGCATTGCGCGCGCCGCCATACGCGACGAAGAAGACGTCCCCGTCCGTATAGTTCCGAATTTTGCAGGGTATTTTAGGTAATGGCGTTACGTCCCCACGGTCAAGCCGAAGTTGATGCGGACAGACCGAGAGCATTCGGCAAATGTGACCGTTGTGGTGACCAATGCAACCTCGTCAATCTCCGCCCGCAAATGCAATACGCGGGTCCTACGCTTGTCAATACGGGCTGGCTGGTCTGTGAAACCTGCCTGGATGAACCAAATCCGGGGTTACGCACAGTAATCATCCCGCCTGACCCTATTGCGGTGGACAACCCGCGTTTCGCGACGTGGTTTATTGAGTCAGTCAGTTACCGTACAATTGCGGTTGCGTTTACCGCATCGGCGAGCATGACTGTCGCGTGCTCTCAGCAACGAGCCGGTTTGTTTGCGCTCGGGGGAGCGCCTCTAGGCTCTCCCATGGTTGAAACCCTAACGGTGTAAAATATGGCCGTACCACAGCTTTTTGACATGGTCCGTATGACCACCACGACCACCGGCAGTGGGACAGTTACGCTCGGCTCAGCTACCCCGCCATATCGCTCATTCGCCGATGCGGGCGTTCCCAATGCTACGCTGGTGCGCTACGCCATTGCGGACCCTGGTTTAGCTCCGACCACTATTGAGTATGGTACGGGCGTCTACACGGCATCAGGGACCACGTTGACGCGGGTGCTTGGCGGCTCAACTACCGGCTCTCTACTCGATTTGAGCGGCGGCGCGCATGTCATGATTACGCCCATGGCAGAGGATCTGACAAGGGTGGGTGCATTCACGCTGACAGCATCCACCACATCTACCACGGTGACGGACGCCAGTTGCACAAGCTCAAGCGTCGTTATTCCAGTTGCTACAACGCAGCACGCAGCGGCGGCGTTAACATCCATGTGGATAGTAGTAGGCACTGGTTCGTTCACCGTTAGCCATGCGAATAATTCTTACGTTGATAGGATATTTAACTATGTCATACGGTAAGCTTCTGTTTGCAGCATCTATATCGATTACTATTTGGTGTTCGTCCGCCGTAGCGCAACACACCTTTAACCGTGACGATGGCACGTTCTCAGCGCCCGACACGACCGACACGACGTTTACCGCTAGCGGTTCGGGCGCCATCCAACGATATGTTGACGCCCATATCAAGGACGGCCCTATCAATGCCAAGGACTTCGGCGCGAGCGGTTCCAACACCGCCACGACCGGAACGATAAACGCTGGGTCCGCCGCACTCACGCTCGCCGCGGCTATTGATTTCGCAAACGGACAGGGTATCCGCGTCAACCACGCGGGAGCGGCGTATGCGCTTAATTCCCCTACGGGGCTTGGTGTGGTCAACGCGGGGACGCCGGGGAGTACGACTTATACCTATACCGTAAGCTGCTTCGATAGCAATGGCGGCATTGGTGCGGCTCTGTCGACTGCCGCGACTGCAACGGGCAACGCCACGCTTAGCCTGACGAATTACAACACGGTAAGTTGGACTGCGCCAAGCGGGACAGCCCCGGCGGGTTGCGCCGTGTGGGGCAATATTGCGGGAGCTTTATCGCTTAGGGCCGTGCTTCCAGGAACCGTAGTGGCATGGAATGATTATGGCTTAGCCGCCATCACGGCCCCGGATTGGCTTGGCGCAACGCCACCAGCGTCCGCCGCAGCTGACTGGAAAATCACGACAGTTTCCGCAGGAGGCGGGACCACGACGCTCACTTTAGCCGCCACAGCCACGACTGCCGCAACGACCCAAGTAGTCGCACATGATGATTTGGCTGCTATCCAGAACGCCATCGACTCATTGAGCCCAAATGGCGGAGTAGTATTTTCGCCAACAGGCACATACAATCTGAACTCTTATATCCTTGTTGGTGCATTCCCAATAAGATTTGAAGGCGCCGGGTGGGGTAGTACTTATTTTAAAGGCGTTAGTCCAGATCAGGACATTATACGCCAACCGAGTAACAGCCCCGGAACAGTGTCTTACTCCGATTTTTTCTTGGATAGTGATTTTTTTAGGGTTGGCGGTGGCGGTATCGACATGCGCGGCGGCACCTATGTATCTGTAAACAGGATACATACACGTCATATGTTTCAAGCATTTATTGTCAAAGCAACGATTCTTAGAATGGATGCTTTTGACATAAGGGAGACGACACCGACGTATGGCGTAGGAGTATATGTAAATGGGGCATCGGATCAGATACTTGTCAATGGAGTTATGGACACTAGCTATGGACAGATGGCTGGTGGAGAACCTCGCGCGTGCATAGAAGCGGTTCAGAACGGCGGTTCAAAAATTATGTATGGAGGGTATCTGCATTGTGGGATAGCAGCTCTTCTCGTTGATCCAGGCAATGGCCAAACTGTAAAGTGGATGTCCGGGCTTGGTGCTACATTTGATACATCGTCTGGTGACGGTATACTAATTGCGCCAACAGGGACAGGCAGTGTGTCAGGAATGTTTTTTACGGAAACATGGTCATCTTCATTCGCTAAAGCCGGAGTGCACATCGCCAATACAGGTGGGTCGATACGTGGATTAAACTTTACCGCCCATCGCAGTCTAAACAACCAGCAAGAGGGTTTTTTGATTGAGTCTGGCGACAGCATTACCATAAACGGTAGTTTAATTTCCGGTAATTCACAGGGACACAATGGCGTATCGGATGGCATCCACGTTACATCTGCAACCGGGCTTACTCTTATCGGAAACAGAAGTGGGAATATTGCTGAGTATACGTCAAACCAACGCTATGGAATACGTTTCGAAACAGGTGGAACTGTAACTGGCGCAATAATTATTGGCAATGATACTACAGACAATGTCACAGGTAGCCTAAGCCTAGCGGGGACGCTGACGCAGCAACAGGAGTTCGGAAATTATCCGTCGACAGGCGAAGAAGCCGTCGCCATGGGGGGTAACCTTACCGTAACCGGCGCGACAGCCTCCGCAGGGTTCATGGGCAACGGCAGCGCACCAACAGCAACAGGCACTTGTGCCATAAAGACTCAAGTCGGAGCCAACAATGCGGGTTCATTTGTGGCGAACGGCGCATGCGTTGGGGGAACTGTCATTCTGGCGCAGACCAAGGGGGCCGCGCATGGATTCACATGCAGCGCTCACAACCAGACGGCGCCGACCGGGTTGATGAACGAAACATCAAGCACAACCACATCAGTCACGTTTACGGGCTCCATGGCGGATAATGACGTGATCGCGTTTAGCTGTATGGGGTACTGAGGAGCGCATGACCAATCTTGAGAAAGAATGTAAATAAATGGGTGACCTTACAAGTCTAACTGATGATTACGTTCTGGATTGGGTTGTTGGGAAGACAACCCCGCCTGCAGCCGCCACACGTTATTTGACGGTGTCGGACGCATCTTTACCAGGCGGAACCGAACAACTTCTTTTGATGAATGGGACCGCCAATCGCATCGCCTTGACGCCTACATCCGTGTTCTCAGTTGCGGCTAGCGGCTCGGCTATTGCGTCACAGGCGGTCATCATCATAACCGCAAGTAGTCAAAACGCTGCATTAATAGCTTACGTGAGTATCTGGAATAGCAACACCGATGGGAATATGATAGCACAAGCCGTTATCACGCCTAAACACGTTACTATCGGTGATAACTTTACTATCCCTATTGGCAGTTTGACATTTACTATCACGTGAGGGTGTAAATGAGCTATACCTATTCTACATTCCTCAATGCTCTGGCGCTTGGCCTTGTCGTTGACTCAAACGACGCGGATTTTCTGGCGTTATTGCCGTCCATAATTGATGAGGCGGAACAGCGGCTCTATCGAGAGCTAGACCTTGTTTCGTGCTCAGTGATAAGTACGGGCGCAATGACGACAAATATTCGTTATGCGACGCTGCCAAGCACGAATGGTCATATAATCGTGGTTGACGCGGTTAATATCATTGATGGTTACACAAAATATAAACTCCTACCGGCAACGCTAGACGTGATTGACTACGTATGGCCGTCAACCGCGCCAGTCGGGACTACAAAGCCGCAGGTGTTCTATAGGCTCGATGACGACAGACTTGTTGTTGGGCCTATCCCTAGCTCTGATTGGATATTTGAGGTCATTGGCACCATACGCCCGACAGCATTGAGCGCTAATAACGGCGCAACGTTTCTATCGACCTACCTCAGCGACCTGTTCTTTGCGGCGGCCATGTGTAGTGGTAACGCGCTATTACTCAAAAACTACGGAGCGGAGTCAGCCGACCCGCAACAGGCAATGAGCTGGGAGACCAAATATCAGGCGCTATTTGCCAGCGCCAAGGCCGAAGAGTTGCGCAAACTGTTTATCAGCTCCAACAGCCCGTTACCGGCAAGCGTGAAGGCTTAACAAATGACGTGGGCTCCTATAGCGCTGCAACCCGGTCTTAACGTCGAGCTGACCGACACGGACAATCGCGGCGTATACACTGCGACCAATCTCGGGCGCTTCAAGGCCGGACGTTTCCAAAAGCTCGGGGGGTGGGAACGCTTCATAAGCTCAGCCGTCGGCGGGCTTCCGCGCGCTACTCACGCCTGGCAAGACCTCGCCACGGCCGACCGGCTTGCCGTGGCGACAACCACTTCGCTCTATGACCTGAGCAACGGCGTGCCGCGTAATATCTCCTCGCAGACCCTGTTGAGCGCTCCCACGGTGAGTTTCACGACAACCACCGGAAGCAATATTGTCACTATAACCGACACCAACGTTACGACGATTACAGGTTATGACTCGATATATCTCGGCGCTCCGATGATTGTCGGCGGGCTTGTGCTGTCCGGGATGTATCAGGTTACAACGTATGTCTCTACAGGCGTCTATCGTATTCAGGCAGGCGCGAACGCCACAGGTAGTGTCACCAATGGCGGCGCAACTCCTACGTTCACCATAACAAGCGGTAGCTCGAACGTAACCGTTCATATAGTCGCTCACGGTCTGCTTGCCGGTGATACAGTAGTATTCCCTAATGCAACTACGGGTGGTGGACTGACAATTACCGGTAAATACACGGTGCAGTCAGTTACAGATACCGATAATATTGTCATTACGGCTGCAAATATCGCAACATCAACACCGGGCAGCCCCATAAGCGAACCATTTAGCATACTCTATTATTTGGCGACAGGGCCTATTGCGAGCGGCGGCACGTATGGTTCTGGTATATACGGTTCTGGCGTGTACGGCACTGGTACGGCTGTAAGCGCCGATACCGGGACTGACATAGCCGCCACGGACTGGAGCCTATCGAATTGGGGTGAATTGTTAATCAGTACGCCTGAGAATGGCGGCGTGTTCTACTGGGGACCGAATAGCGGGTTTGTAAACAGCTCCGTGATAACTCAGGCCCCAATATTCAACATAGGCTCATTTATAGCTAACGCGCAGCAAATGATAGTGGCGTACGGCTCTACCGTGAGTGGAGAGATTGGGGTCTACCAGGACCCTCTCATGGTGCGCTGGTGTGACAGTGAGAACTTCACGGACTGGACGGATACAGCCGCCAATCAGGCGGGGAGCTATCGCATTCCGACAGGGAGCCGTTGTATGGGCGGCGCCGCCACGCCCCACCGCTCTTTGATTTGGACGGACCAGGGCGTTTGGAGTATGGACTATATCGGCGCCTCACTCGTGTTCGGGTTCACAGAGTTGTCGACCGGTTGCGGCCTAATCGCCAAGCACGCGCATGCGCAGATAGGCGACGCCGTTTTCTGGATGGGCAAGAGCAATTTTTACGGTCTATCAGGTGGCACGGTAACACCCCTACAATGTACTGTTTGGGATGCCGTTTTTCAGGATATTGACCTAACCAAAGCCGATCTCTGCCACGCTGGCGTCAATAGTGACTTTAACGAAATATGGTTCTTCTATCCGTCCACTGGATCAAGTGTTGCGGACAAATACGTAAAACTCAATATTCTCGATGGGCTATGGGATATTGGCGACCTTCAACGTAACACTTGGCTTGATAGGTCCGTAGTAGGTAATCCAGTTGCAACGGATAGTACGGGTGTTATATTTTCTCATGAAAGCGGCTATGACGCCGACGGTCATCCACTAAATGCCAGTTTTGAGACGGCATGGATTTACGTGGCCGAAGGTGAGGAAAGCACCTTTGTCGACCGTATCTTTCCTGACTTCAAATGGGGCGAATATGACGGTATTGACGATGCATCGATTGATATAACCGTCTATGCCGTTCAGTATCCAGGTGATACGCCAAGAACTTATGGGCCGTTTACTGTCACCAAATCCAATAAATTCATCAGTAAGCGCGTGCGCGCACGGCAAATAAAGTTCAAAGTTGAAAGTAATGATATCGGGAGCTTCTGGCGTCTCGGTCATCTACGTGTGAGATTTGCCAAAGACGGGAGGAGATAATAATGGTGTTACAGTATAATAATAGCATACTACCCCAGCAAACCAACACGGCGATGCCCCAGCAACCCAACACGGCAATGCCCCAGCAAAGCAATACGGCAATGCTCGGGCAGGCCAAGGGGCTCAACGAAAACCTGGGGGCGCTCGTCAACACCCTGAAAGACGCTTTTCCATTGCACGCCACGCGCGGGTTGTTCACAATGGCCGCTGCAGCCAGTAAGGTCGTGGCAGAGCCAGCACTCAAATTAGGGGCGATTGTCTTCCTGTCACCCTTGAATGCGGCGGCAGCTACGTTAATGAGCGGTTCAAGTAACCTGTATTTCGTCAACAGTGTTGGCGTGGGATTTACCGTATACACGGCTGACGGTGGTAATGCCGTAGGTACTGAATTATTCGCCTACATGTTTATAAATATAGGTTGAGCAGCATGCCCTTAAAAACCGAACAACACCCTTACGCCCAGGCCCTGGCCATCGCGCTCAAAACTGCGGGCGTCAAGCCGTCGCGCGCCAGTGGCGGGCATGTGGGAGCGCTCAAGGGCGCTACCGGCGGGCGCGCCGACGTGTTGCCGGTCGACGTCCCGGATGGGGCTTATGTCATCCCTGCAGACGTGGTAAGCGCGCTTGGCGACGGCAACACAGCCGCTGGCTTTGACCACCTGAAGCGCATGTTCCCCGGCA